GTTCTTGGGATCGTAGGTACCCTTGTAGTAGGTCCGAGCGATCTTGGCTGCGTCGATGATGACCATCTCCATGGAGTCGTTCTTGCTGACCCGCATCTCGTCACCGTTCACCACCTGACGGAACTTGCCACCACGCAGACTGATTCGGCGATTTTGCGAACCGCTACCAGCCCCGCCGGACAGGTTGTCGTTGAGGTCTTTCAGCTTGGCAAACAGATCGCTGCTGACCAGCGAGTTGCCCTTGAACATATCTACTTCACTCATGATGTTCTCCTAGTTAAACATCTTCGTCGGCATCGAAGGGCGATGTTGCCGCCTCTTCTGGCATTTCCAACGGCAGCTCTAGCTGCTCGGGGGCGCCTTCTTCGGGCACCTTTGGGGCGGTGATGAACGCCTGCTCCATGAAATACTGCTCAATTTCCTTGAGCTTGAAGCGGTAGGTCTGGCCCATCTTGACTACGGTACCCATGGGGAAAACGTTCCCCCTGCGTATCCATCCCCCTACAGTGTGCGGGGAGACGCCAAAATGGCTCGCTAGCTCCTCCCGTGTGCAATACCCTGAACTCATACAGTTACCCTCACTTTTTTCGCACAAACACGGTGTACTCAGACTCGACATTCAGACCCGGCGGAACCTTGTCTGGGTTTTCTTCCAAGAACTGCCTCACGTTTGACTGGTTCAGACGCTTGTCAAAGAACTCAGGCAGGTTGTTGTCCATGATGAACTGATACATGGACTCCCAGTCACTGGTCCAATAACGGCTCTTCACCTGCCGGTAGAAGACACCCTCGGAAGTTTTCACGCTCTCGACGTTATGCTCCTTGCAGTGATCTAGCAGGGCGTGTTTGATCTTGTCCTGCTTCTCACGCAGCTCGCCGTCTTGAGCCTTGAACTCAGCGGCCAGCTTCGACCGCATATCGCGTAACTTGATGTACGCTCTAGTCAGTTTTTCCAGCGGAATGCTAGTTTCCATGAGCTTCTCCTCTCTTGGAGAAGCTACAATATCGTACAAAATAGTCCTAGTCAAGCAAATCTTTGTATAAATCGACAATCTTAGTGTGTACGTTGATTCTGTTATCTAATAAGTTATATACACGCTTTTCGACACTCGATCCTTGAAGCTGGACCACCGTGCACTTATGCTTCTGCCCTGAGCGGTGCACCCGGGCATTGGCCTGAGCATAGGTCTCCAGCGAACTCGTCGGCCCCCACCACACGACGGTGTTGGCAGCGGTCAGCGTCACCCCATGGGCCGCAGCTTGCGGCTGAATAACGAGCACTCGGGGGTCATCTTGGGTCTGGAACCGCTTGAATATCTCCGTACGCTTACCTGCCGATACGTCGCCGGATATGAACTCGGCGGTAATCCCGTCCCTGCGAAGTCGCTCGACTAGGATTTTGATGGTGTGCCGGAACGGTACGAAGATGAGCACCTTCTGGCTGGACTCGTCGATAACCTCTCTGAGCACGTTGTAGCGGTTCTTGATGTCGAACTCGATGGTCTCATGGTCGTCGGAGTACACGGCCCCACAACTGATCTGCATCAGCTTGTTCATCATGATGGCGGCGTTGGCGGCAGTGATCTCTTCTCCGTCCGCACGCACCAGCATCTGGTCGTGGAGCTGCTGGTAATACTTTTTCTGTTGGGCTGTGAGGGGTACCTCACGTTTGACGTAGGTCATCTCCGGCAGGTCAAGGCACTGGTCCTTGGTGAAGCGGATGGCAGGTTGCAACGCCTTGAACACCGTCTCGGTGGCGTCTTCCTTGGGCACCCACTTGAACCGGGTCACCTGCCACATAACCTGCTGGCGGAACGTGCCGAAGAACTTGGGCACTGAGTTGGGGTTAACCATCTTGGCTATGCCGTAGGCATCGAGGGGGCTCTGGGCAGCAGGGGTGCCGGTCATCATCCACAGCCAAGTGTTCGGCTTGAGCAAGCTGTTCAGCACCTTCCAGCGGTTGGTCTGCGGGTTCTTATAGTGCGTCGCCTCATCCACGATGATGAGATCAAAGTTGTTTTCTGCAACGATGTCGGCCACGACCTCAACACCGTCGTAATTAATTATCACGAACTCGGCGTCGCTCTCGATAACTTTGCGGCGCTTGTCCTTGGACCCATGGGCGATGTCTACCCGGCGGTGCATGGCGAACTCAAACAGGTCTGACCGCCACGCCGAATCCATAATGGATAGGGGGCACACGACCAGCACTCGGTTCACCTTCCCTTGCTTCATGAGAAAGTCCGCCGCCCAGATGGCTGAGGCTGTCTTGCCGGTACCCTGCTCGTTGAAGCAGAACGCCCGCTTGTGCATGGTCAGGAACGCAGCCGTGGTCTTCTGATGCGCGAAGGGTTTGTGCTTACCGGGCCAGTTGTACTGCCCTTCGATGGGGGAGGGCACCCGAATGTTTAGGTTCTTGAGGACGTGTGCCTCGTCGATCCCCCACTTCACCACCACCTTGTTGTCATCAAGAGATTTAGACTTCGGTATAACGGTAGTCACTTTCTGAGGGTGACGTAGATTCAGTAGGATTGCTGCGTTGTTGATTACTTTCATAGTTTCCTAAACCGCTCCATGGGGATATAGACACACTCCTCAATATCCCTGCTGTCGTTGCGGTCATAGCGACCGCCCTCTCCCGTTTGTTCGTTATCCTCTAAGCGCGTAATGAACACCCCGTCAGTGAACCGCACAAAGAGCAGAGCCCGTAGCTGGTGCGCCTTAGCGGTCGCCAGCATCGCCCGTACCTTACTGGCACTTATCATGTACGTCGGGTACGCATCACTAGCGTTCCGTCGGTTCTTGATCTCCACCAGTGCGAAGGGGGTGCCATCTAGCCGCGCCATATACCCGTCGAACGATGCAAGAGGTACGGTCTCGATGTACAGGAACTTGTACCCTTTGCGCTGAAGGTACTCCACCACACCTAACTCTCTAGCTTTGTCGGCTTTCGTCTCGTATATGGGGCGCATAACTATTTCTTTTTCTTATAATTCCTGCTGCGATTCTTACTGCGGCTCTCGATCTTGTAACCGTCCTTGTTGCTGCCACCGCGACTCAGAGGTTTGTTATGGCTAACATCCTTGCCCTCACGCTTGTCGGCTTTACCGTTCTTGTTGCGGTCCACACCTTTCTTGTCCACAGCCCGCCGCGCACGTTGGCGCTCCATGCGGTCCTCATGCTCACCGCGAGCCTTCTGCTGCTCGTATTCTTTCTTGTACGGACGCTTCTTGTTCACATACGGCATCTCAATTCCTCCCGTTGTGCGGGCATGCGAGCACCGCACAGTGACGACGACACAGGCCACTCGGATTAGGGTTCCAGACATCGACCTCAAACGCCTTCTTCATGCGCCCAAAGTCCCCCAACCACTTGGCCCACAGCTTGCCTTCCTGATCGCGCCCGTAGCTGTCCTTAATCATCTTCTTCGCTATGGCAAACAGCAGGCCACCTCGGACCTTCTGCACCTGCGGGAAGTGCTTAAACACTGCAAGCGCCATCAACTCTAGCTGGCCCGTATCTGCGTACCGGGTGTTACGACCCGTCTTGTAGTCGATCACCCATGCTGTCTCACCGTCCAAGATGATGAGGTCAGCGATACCTCGGAACCACACGTTGTCGTCCTTGAAGCCGCATGGCTCTAAATTCTCTGTCAGTCCCAGCTCGTACTCGCACAGCTTCTCACCGGGCTTGGCGAGCAGTGCGTCTAGCATGGGCCTTGCAAACTCAAACTTGGGGTCTAGCTCCGCGCCGTCCCGAATGTACACCTCGCATGCTTCATGAAACGCGGTGCCGTACAGCATGGCCTCCGTCTCCGGCTCCTTGTAGTCCTTCACCACCTTCAGGTGATAGAACTGCCTCGGACACTTCTCAAAGGCTTTGATCTTACTGAACGACCACGGAGCTACACTCATTTATCTCTCGTTAGTAGATGTAGTTTGGGTTTTGGTGTACCCACTCTACATAAATTCCGGTGCTTTCCTGCCCAAGGCGAAGCACCATTTCATCGCCTTCGTTGGGGCAGGTCTCGTTATGGCACTCGTATACGATACAGGTACCAGCCAACTCTTGGTTATAAAAATACAGCGCCACTTCTTCTTCATCGAAGGCGTTAGTCCTTGCTCCCGACATATCACTCTCACAGAACATGGGCGCGTCGGTGCCGTTTACATCTATGCGAAAGTAGGTCAGCACGGCTTTCTGCTTCATGTGCTCGTCTGAGTGACACTCCGGGCACTCTATTTTTGTGGTATTAATCATTCGCAGTCTCCATAGCTTCTCCCAATGCCGGACTCGCAGTCGATGGGTAGGCCATTGGCCCAGTCAGGCACCCACCTCATGCAGGCCTCGACGTACGCTTGTGCCTCCTGCACCTTGTCTTCAGGGACGCAGCAGACGATGGAG